ATGATTTTATCTAAAAAAGTGAAAAAGGTAGGTTCTTTTATGTTAAGGAATAATTATTTTGGAGAGACTAAAACGCATTATAAATTATATAAATGCGGTAAGAATTGGGCTGTCATGGGGATTTCATTATTTTCGCTGGGATTAGGGATGGATGCTAGTTACCAGCCAGTGTCAGCTGATGTGACAGCCACCAGCACCTCAAGCAGTGCAGTGAGGACCGATGCAATCAGTGCAAGTAGTAGCAGTGCAGCAAAGGCCGAAACGACTAGTGCAAGTAGTAGCAGTGCAGCAAAGGCCGAAACGACTAGTGCAAGTAGTAGCAGTGCAGCAAAGGCCGAAACGACTAGTGCAAGTAGTAGCAGTGCAGCAAAGGCCGAAACGACTAGTGCAAGTAGTAGCAGTGCAGCAAAGGCCGAAACGACTAGTGCAAGTAGTAGCAGTGCAGCAAAGGCCGAAACGACTAGTGCAAGTAGTAGCAGTGCAGCAAAGGCCGAAACGACTAGTGCAAGTAGTAGCAGTGCAGCAAAGGCCGAAACGACTAGTGCAAGTAGTAGCAGTGCAGCAAAGGCCGAAACGACTAGTGCAAGTAGTAGCAGTGCAGTGAAGGCTGAAACGACTAGTGCAAGTAGTAGCAGTGCAGTGAAGGCTGAAACGACTAGTGCAAGTAGTAGCAGTGCAGTGAAGGCTGAAACGACTAGTGCAAGTAGTAGCAGTGCAGTGAAGGCTGAAACGACTAGTGCAAAAACACGCCAAACTGTAACTAAGATATCTTACAACACATTATTGCAACAATTACGTACAAGTAAGGCTTTGGCGACTGATAAAGAAGTTCTAACACATGTTACTAAGGATAATTTTCTTGCTTACTTTTCATTAAACGGATCAGCCACTTATGATCAAAATACTGGTATTGTGACTATTACACCAGATGAATATAATAAAGTTGGAAATTTCTCTCTCAAGAGTAAAATTGATATGAATACTAGTTTTACTTTAACTGGTAAGGTTAATTTAGGATCCAATCCTAATGGAGCTGACGGTATTGGCTTTGCTTTTCATAACGGTAATACCACAGATATTGGTAATGCTGGTGGCAACTTGGGTATTGGTGGCTTGCAAAATGCTCTGGGATTCAAGCTTGATACATGGTCAAATGGTTATCAAGCTCCACAGTCTGATAAAGATGGTAGCCAAATCGATTCAACTAACTCTAATGATTTTGGTTGGAATGGGGATTCTATGAATGCTCCATATGGCACATTGGTTGATACTGAAAATGAAGAAGTTGCTACTAAGGATGGAATAAAAGTTCAAAGATGGTGGGCTAAAGATGTTGATGGAACTTCCCAAGCGTTAAGTAAGTCTGACGTAAACGGCCAATTTCATGATTTTACAGTTGATTATGATGGAGATACAAAAACATTAACAATCAAGTATACCCAAACAAGCGGTAAGATATTAACTTGGACTACGACTGTCTCGAATTCTAATCAAGCAATGGCAATGATTGTCAGTGCATCAACTGGTGGTGCTAAGAATTTACAGCAATTTGAAATAATGAGTTTTGATTTTAAGCAAGCAGCGACAGTTAATGTTAAGTATGTTGATACAAAAGGTAATCAAATTGCTCAAGGTGAGGTTACTTATCCAAATGGCGCTAATGTTAATGGTACTTATACTACAGGACAATTAGAAATTCCCAATTATAAGTTTGTAAGAATGGATGATGGTACTGCCACTGGAGCAAAAAGTTTGCCAGCGACGGGTACTCTAACAAAAGCTGGAGATAATGGGACGGTTATTTATGTCTATGCACCAGCGTACACACAAACAAGCAAAACAGTTAGTGAAACCATTAAGTATATTGACCAAGATGGTAAAGAAGTAGCAATAGGATATACGGCAGATCCAATTACATTTGTGTCAGTAACTAATCCAGTTGATAACACAACAACAACGTATTACTCAACTAAAGCAAAGACTGCAACGTTGGATGATAATGGTGTGCCAACAGAAGCTGGATGGACAAAAGGAGACAGTACCGATTTCGCAGATGTAGTTAATCCAGAAGTTGATGGCTATAAGGTAATCAGTAATGATGCCCCAAACTCTGATTTGACAAGCGTTGCAGTTCAAACTGTCTACACTAATTCTAGCGATCTTGACTTCACGGTGGTTTATGCCAAGAATGCGCCAACTATTACAACTGAAAGCAAGACGATTAATGAAACTATCCATTACGTCTACAAAGATGGTACGACAGCTCATGATGATTATGTGGCCAAGCCGGTTGAATTTACGCGTCAAGTTTCAACTGATGCGGTGACAGGTGAAAAGACCTATGGGTCTTGGTCAGCTGATCAAAGCTTTGCGGCAGTGACTAGCCCAGTTATTAAGGGTTATACGCCAGATCAAGCTGAAATTGGGGCACAAACTGTGAGTGGTGACTCCAGTGATCTTGATTTCACGGTGGTTTATACCAAGGATGCGCCAACAAAACCAGTTAATCCAATTCAACCAACGACGCCAGCAAAACCAGTTAACCCAAGTCAACCAGCGACGCCAGCAAAACCAGTTAACCCAAGTCAACCAGCGACGCCAACAAAGCCGGTTCAGGCTGGTCAAGCAGCGGCTACTAATTTTGTGGATCAACGGTTGCCTCAAACTGGTGAAACTGATCAACAACACATGACGCTGAGTGGCTTATTACTATTAGCCATGAGTAGTTTGTTAGGGCTCTTTGGAATGACTAAGCGGCAGCGCAAAGAATAGGATGATATTATATGCTAAATCATCGGCAAACTAAGATCCTGTTTGAGAGCTTAGCAACCCTACAGGCTATTCAGAAACAAGCATACCAGATGTTAATGCAAGGGCTGACCACAACTGGTTTCTCAATGCGTGAGTGGGAAAATTAATCTATCTGGAACAACACGGACAAGCCACTGCTAGTGAATTAGCTGATGCGTTCATGGTTACGCGCACACTAATTTCCAGAAACACTTGGCGACTGATTCAAGATAATTTAATTCAATCTGCCAAAATTAATAAACTAAAAAACAGCACCCAGCCAAAATAGCTGAGTGCCGTACACCATAAATTTCACATATTAACTCTAATTACTTCACCATCTTTGAACGTGAATTCCATGTAGCGTTGGAAGATGGTGATTTTTTCTACTAAACGACGAACCAATTGTTCATCAAAGTCAACTAAGCCATACTTGTGCAATTCGACTAATTTGTTGATTTCATCAAGGTTGTGTAGTTTGGCTTGTTGATCAGTTTCACGACTTTGGACTTTTTCTTTTTGCTTCCGCAGGTCCATGATTTGCTGGGTTAGTGCGTCGCAGTCTTGATGCTGGTTAGCAGCTTGAATTAATTTCATCTGCACTTCTTCTAGTTGCTTATCGAGCTGGTCAAGTGTTGGTCCTTTGGAGCTTTTGATGACTTTCATGATGTTTGCTTTTATCTGTTTACTGGCTAACTCGTGGCCTTCGATTAACTGATTGAAAGCTTCAACAGTGGCTTCTTTTAGAAGGGGTTCTTTAACATTACGAATCATGCAGCGGCGACCAATTTTACTTCTCCTTATCCGACTGGCGCAGCGCCAGACTGCTACTTTTTCTGGTCGATACCACATGTTCCGTTGGAGAATATCACCGCATTTACCACAGAATAATTTTTGAGAGAAGCAATATTTGCCGTTCAGACGTCTATGCTTACCGTTTTTAGTGGTGATTCCGTTACGTCGTTGTTTAATGATCTGCTGTACTTGCATGAAAACAGACTTGGGAATAATCGCCGGGTGATCATTCTCCACGTAGTATTGTGGCATGATGCCTTCATTCTTCACCCGTTTTTTATTAAGAAAATCAACGGTGTAAGTCTTCTGTAAAAGGGCATCACCCATGTATTTTTCATTCTTTAGGATTTTGGCCACGCTGCTAGAGCGCCAATTTTTTGTTTTGCCACCGGTCAAGATACCATCAGCTTTGAGCGAATCGGCGATTTGTTTCATAGTCATTCCGTTTAGGTAGCTATAGAAGATCCGTTTAATGACCTTGGCTTCCTCTGGTTCAATTACTAGATTTCCCTGAGCATCTTTGGTGTAACCGAGGAAGTGATTATGATTGACAAACACTTTACCTTGTTGGTAACGGTATTGAATCCCCATTTTGACGTTTTGCGATAAGGATTCACTTTCTTGTTGAGCAAGGGAAGCCATGATGGTAATCAGAACTTCACCTTTGGCATCCATGGTATTGATATTTTCTTTTTCAAAGAAGATTGCAACATTGATGGCTTTTAAGTCTCTGATATACTTCAGGCAATCAATAGTATTTCGAGCAAATCGGCTAATTGACTTGGTGACAATTAAGTCTATTTTACCGGCTTTACAGGCTGCAATCATTTTATTGAATTGTTCCCGTTTCTTGGTGTTGGTTCCGGAGATTCCATCATCAGCATAGATACCTGCAAATTCCCAGGTGGGTTCCTTTTGAATTAGCTCTTTGTAGTGAGCTACCTGAGTTTCGTAGGAGCTAGCCTGCTCATCATAGTCGGTTGAAACACGGCAATAAGCAGCTACCCGGAGCTTTTCAAAAGGTTGCGGACTACGTTGATGATGGACACTGTTTCCTTTTTGCTGATGGGCAGGAATAATGCGTACTTTACCCAATTAAATCACCTTCACTTTCGATAATGCTGTATAAATATTCGGCTTGCTTGATGGGCTCGTTGAAACGCTGCCTGATGATATTGCGATAGAAGTGGTTGTTAATAGTGACAGCCTTGGTTAACTTCTCTGTTAACTTCAGCCCGCATTTTAGCTTAAAAACTACGATTGAACTATGTACTACAATCTGTTGAACAAAATCCTGAAACGGAGTTTTATCAAATCCTGATAGTTCTTGATCTTGTTGGCACCAATGTAGTAAGGATCGTACATCTTCAAAACTGTTAGCCGAATCAGTATTTCTACTGTGGAGCTCCTTGGCCTTTTCACGGCACTGGTAGGTATCCTGTTCGAGCTGAGCCGTTTGGTTTACGTAGATAGACTTATCTATCAGTCCTGATTGCATCAGTTCGGTTAACGTTTCAGCTTTATGGTTATTTGCTTTGATCCGTTCGGTTAAAGAATTTAGTCGACCGTGGGTGTCACTGTTAACCTGCACTTGCAAGTTTTCTAACAGTGGTTGTAATAAGAACTTCCTGCTGTAAACGAGTTTATTCATCATATTACAGAAAGCCACTTCTAGACTTGCTTCGGGAACTGCCTTAATTGGGCATTGTTTAGCCGATTTTAGATGCCTTTGACAAGCCCAGCAGATTTTATTTGGGCGTGTTTGCCGTTTAAAAGTAGTTCCACAATTACCACAGATGATTTTTCCAGAAAATAGGTAGTGATGTTGATACTTATGGCTATCAGTTTCGATATGGCGTTTTTGAGCCGCATCTTTAAGCAAAGCTTGAATCCGGTTAAAAGTTTCGTGGTTAACCAAACTAGGATGATGGTCCTCAATTAAGTACTGGGTGAGTTCACCTTGGTTAAAATGACGGTGATATTGATCATCACGATAAGTCTTTTGACAGAGCATATCACCGGTGTAATTAATGTTTCGTAAGATGTTAATCACGGTGTTACTTCGCCATTGTCCACCACGCTTTGTTGGTATGTGTTTATGACTCAATCCTTTAGCAATTTGACTAGCTGACATTCCCTTTGAAAATTGTTGAAAGATTTCTCGCACAATCCTGGCTTCAGCCCGATTGATGACTAAGTTGCCATCTTCAATTGAATATCCGTAGGGGGCTGAAGATACTCGAAATTTGCCACTAGCGAAACGTTGCCTAATTGCCCAGCGTAAATTTCCTGCAGTGGAATGAGATTCATCCTGAGCGATACTGCTGAGAATCGATAGAAATAATTCGCTAGCCATTGCTCCAGTATTAATGTGTTCCTTTTCAAAGATAATTGGAATGTTCAACTGCTGCAGTTCTCGAACTATTTGTAAACAGTCGGTAGTATTCCGTGATAAGCGGCTGACTGACTTTGTAACCACGAGGTCAATTCGGTGATTATGACAGTCTGCCAGTAGTTCTTTTAAAGCATCACGCTTCGTTAGTTGGGTGCCTGAGATTCCTTCATCGTAATAGACCTTAGCTAATTGCCAGTCTGAATGATTACTGATGTATTCTTGGTAATGAATACGTTGATTTTCAAGACTTTCCAACTGTTCAATGTTGTCCGTTGAAACCCGACAGTAGGCTGCCACCCGGAGTTGTTTAACATCACGTTGGTAGCTTTGAATTTTAGTAATGGTCGACATGGTAACCCTCCTTTCGTCAGTGTGGTATGTTAGCTCTAGAACTTTGATGTATCAACGCTTCCGGGCCCCAATAATGACGGAAATGTTTGTTTATTTAAGGTATCAATGTCTTCAAATTCAGTGGTCGAGATTAACCCCTTGTTGAGCAGACTTTGAATAATCTGTTTGGATTGTTGATAGTGTAAATCGTTCAATAATTGCTCGGAACTAATATTCTTATTTGTTGTTATTAGTGGTTGATGGGTTACTGGTTGTACTTTCTTTACCATATTTAATTACCTCCACTGATAAGCCAGAACAAGCAGAAAAGTAAACCATGGTAAAAGAAAAAAGCCTGCAGACCGGAGTCCACAGGCAAAAGTTACAATAATTGATTAACTCGTTTTTGAATTTGGGTGGGGTCATAGCCGGCTTGCTTCAAGCGGTTGATTCGTTCATTACCATTTCCCCAGGATCCTCGGATAACTTCGCGTGCAATTTGGTCAACTGACTTACGGTTCAAGAGACGGTTAACCTTTTCTTGGACCACCGCATAGTCATAACCAGCAGCGGTTAAGAGCTGTTGACGATCGGTACCATTACCCCATTGACCATTTAAGACTTCAATAGCTAGCTCATCAGGGTTCTTCCTGGTAACTGGCTGCTTTTTGTTAATGACAGCTGCGTAGTCAATGTAGGCATAATCTAGATCACAGTTGCCATTGACACCTGGAACAGAACCAGTAGAGGAATGTTGCCAGATTCCGTAATTACCATTGTAGTTACAACACGGACCATATTCAGCCACCCAGACGGCATAGCGTTGAGCGACGGAAGGTGAAATGTAATTTTGCAGTGGTGATCGCGAAATATACAGTCCGGCATAGCAACCGTTTTGTTCCAAAACACTACAAAAGCTTTTCACTAAGCTATCACAGAAGTTACGACCATTGGCAAACTGCCACTTTTCTTCTAAGTCAAAGTAGATTGGAAAATCAAAATGACGATTACCAAGGACGGTTAAACAGGCCCGGGCTTCATTGGCTGCATCAGCGGGAGAAACGGCATAGGAATACCAGTAGGCACCCACTTGTAAACCAGCTGCTTTGGCTTGGGTATAATGTTCTGCAAAGTAACGGTCTTCTTGGCTTGCTGACCGACCATAACCAGCTCGGATTAGAACGAATTTAACACCACTTGCTTTGACTGCATTGAAATCCACATGGCCTTGCCATTCAGAAACATCAATTCCAGAAATCATTGATGATCACCATCCTTATCATGTAATTGTTGGAGGACACTCTTTAACTTATCGGGCACAGGTAGACCTAAGCGACTGGTATTTTCTAGTAATGAAATGCCCTCATTAGAGATATAGAAGAAAATTGTAGCAGTACGGATCGCTGAACCATTCTTTAATAGGTAAATATCAAGGCAATGTGCAATACCGACCAATAATAGAATTAGCACTTTGCGCGTAAGCCCACGAAAGCCAATTTCACTGGAGAGTTTATGTTCGTTAATGGCACAAAGTACTCCGGTGATATAGTCCACTACCATGAAAATGAGTAGAACATATAGAAAACCATCCAGTCCGCCTAAGAACCAGCCGAGGAAAGCCCCAATTGCACCAAAGCATGAATTAATTACTGTTAAACTAGTTGTCTTCATTCGGATCATCAACTCCTCTCGAATATTCAGCCTTAATTTCCAGATACTCATGGTTGTACTTAACGTCATCAATAAAGCCAATATTGTAGCCACGACCTTCAAACCAAATGTTGGTTTCTTCGTCAACATCATCACGGTATCGGATGATGAATGACAGTTGTTTTTCCAATTTCACCGTGACCGCTGTGTAGTATTCCTGACCGTGTAGGGCAGAAACTTTTGCCCACACATCGCCTAAGCGAACATCCTTGTACATCGACATTCCGGTATTAGGATTTTCGCCGACATATTTCTTTTTCATCAGCGTAATGCGGCGATCTAGTTCACCAATATCAGCAATCTTACTGACCCGTTTATTTTGCTGTTGCATTAAAATTCCTCCTTCCGGTAAGGGGACAAGATAGCCCGAAGAAACTTGATCATGGCATCAAAATCAGCCGTTTCCCGATATTCGTAAAGGTAAGCTACGGTATAGAGAATCGCGGTATGAATATCATCAGGGAGAGAATCAAATGCTGATAGAGGCTGACGAAGGACATTTTCGACGGTAGCAGTCGCCGATCCAATCAACTTTGTGATGAGGTCATCTTCAACAGTGTTATCAACTCTTAGGTAGGCTTTTGCTTCGGCCAAAGTAATAGCAGCCACATTTCATCAGTCCTTTCTACTTAGCAGCCATGGCAAGAGTTTTAATGGCTTCTGGGAGGATGACTTTGCCATCTACTCGTTGCGAGCCCAAGAAACCGACTTGACCAGTTACAGCATAAAGTTCATTAAGTCGTTTAAAGGTTCGACCTTGACGATCAGCAATCCAATAGTAATTGAAATCACCAAAGAGCACTGGTTTATTAGATGCGGCCATGGATGGCATGAACGGACTAGTATAAACTGGGCAATTGAGGATTCGATCTGGTTGGCCAGCTTGAACAGAAGGCTGCCAGATATATTGACCATTGTTATCCTTCATTTTGCGAATGGTTTTCACGGTATCATCATTCATTAAGAAAACAGCATTTTGACGGTATGGTGCTCTTAAGGAATAGAAAAGTTCGATCAAATCATCAAAAGTCAATGTATCGGCCTTAGCAGCTGTGGATCCCGCAGACGCACCATTAGTGTCGGTTAAGATACCAGTTGGTTGGCCAGTGCCGGTACCCGTTAGGAAGGCTTGTTCTTCAGCATTACCAAGTCGACGACCAAATTCATCAGATAAATAGGACATCAAGTCGAAGGCGGAGTCATTCAGTAGTTCTTCCGATACCTTGATCAGAGTCCCCAATTTGTGAGCACTGAGGGATACTTGACTAAATTGAGTATTAGATTCTGTGTAGGCTGCTTCTTCCTCGAGCCAAGCAGCTGTTCCTTCGCTCGCAACAACCGGAATCTTATGTTCACCGCTATTGGTTTGAATGACATGGCTGATGGTTCGCAGGACGTTGGCTTCTTGAAGCTTTTGAATCAGTTGATTTTCAAACTCATTTGGCACTAGGAAGCCACCATCTGGATCCGTACCTTCTTTTAGTGCATCAACGACCGCATGACCACGCATCATTTGCCAAAAGTTCTGCGCATAAGCATCCTGACCCTTTGGTAATTCTCCAGCAGTCGGGGTATTAGTAAGGGCTTTAGTTGTGGGCTGATTGAGTTCTGCTTCAATTTGGGCTTGCTTATGGAGCCGATCGATTTCCTTACCCAAGTTGACGACGTCTTGTTCCATCTTTTCGTAGGTAGCGTTGTCCTCAGCAGAAAGTACATCAACTTCTTTTTGTTTAGTGTCCAGGAAATACTTTGCTTGCTTCCAAATACGGGCACGCTTTTCTTGTAATTCAGTAATCTTGTTCATTGGTAAGTTCCTCCTAAATTAGTGTGATAACAAAGAAAGCCGCTTTTGCAGCGACTTTACAGAAATAGTAGATTTTGCTTTAGGCTTGAGTTTATTCAATAACACCAGGTCAGATTGCTTATCGGAATACGAGTAACAATCTGTGACATTCTTATTGTCACCCAGCATGGCATCAGCAAAGCCTAATTCGATAGCTTTATTGACGTTCATCCAAGTTTCGTTATCCATCATTGTTGAAATCTTTTCACGGGGCAGGTTGGTTTTCAGCTCATAGGCATTGATGATCGACTCCTTGGTTTCAGCTAGCATTTGCGCAGCGTGGTCGAGATCTCTTTCTTGACCGCCGACAATAGTCAGTGGATTGTGGATCATTAGCATAGCCGCAGGAGCCATTGAAACAGTAGTTCCAGCCATCGCAATTACCGAAGCAGCAGATGCCGCAATACCTGAGATTTTGACATTGACTTCATTCGGGTAATTCATCAGCATGGTATAAATTTGACTGGCAGCGGTACAATCACCACCAGGGGAGTTCAGCCAGAGATCGATTGGATCCTGACTTTCATTAAGTTCGTCTTGGAATACCTGTGGTGAAACATCGTCATGCACCCAGCTATCAGGAGCAATTACCCCAGAGATAGCTAGTTGCCGCTGATCACCATTTTGTTTCCAGTTCCAGAAACGTTTCATTCTTTTGGTTCCTCACTTTCTTTGGTTGTTTGCGTGTTATAGAAATTACCGGCTTGGTTAAGTGGCAGCATATTGCCATTTACCAAGTATTCGTCACCGCCTTCATTAGTAGGGATGCGGTTTAGATCTTCAAGTTCCCGAATATCGTTTGCGGACAACCAGCCATTTTGGCGCCCAATGGCATAGCCGTTCATGCGACTTTCGTAGTCACCGCGCAGAAGGCCATCAACGTTGAACTTAACGAAATATTTTCGTTGATCATCAGCGGACAGTAGCTGTTGATTCATAGCTTGTTCCCAGCGAATACACCAAGGGTTCAGGGTGTACTTTACAAATTCTAGTGATTGTTGCTCGATATTTGAGAAAGTCGAACGATCTAGGTCACCAACCATATGCGGTGGTACACGAAAAATTCTGGCAATTTCGTCGAGTTGGAATTTTCGAGTATCAAGAAATTGCGCTTGGTCGGGTGGAATGGAAAGCTGGTGAAAAGTCATTCCTTCTTCCAAGACAGCAATGCTGTGATTATTAGATCCCGAAAATTGTGACTGCCAACTTTTCCGAAGCCGTTCAGGGTCTTTAACTACATTAGGGTGCTCGAGAACACCACCAGGCGTGGCATCATTTTTGAAGAAAGTGGCTCCATATTGTTCGGCAGCCATGGATAATCCAATCGCATTCTTAGCCATAGCAATAGGGCTGTAGCCGATCAAGCCATCAAATCCTAACCCTGCGATATGAAGGACTTCATCGGACAAGAGAATTACTTGCTTCGATTTATTTTTTGCCTGGTAATCATCGTAGTTGCGAGTATAGGTGTAGTAGATTTCACCGTTGGCAGCACGGTTAACGTCCATTCGATCAGGCATCAAAGGATAGAGCCCAGTGATCTCGCCTTGACCGTTTCGAATGATTTGTGCATAGGCGTTACCCCACAGCAATAAATGGTTCATCATGGTTTCACGAAAGATAAAACTGGTCATTTCTGGATTTGGCGCATCATGAAGCAAAAAATAAAGCGGGTGGTTAATTGCTCGCTGTTTACCACCATCGTTGGTGTATTGATAAATGCGGAGTGGCAGTTCAGCTAATCCTTCAGCCAAGACTCGCACACAAGCATAAACTACTGTATTCTGCATTGCGGTGCGTTCGGTCACATTTTGGCCAGCCATCGAACTGCCGAAGAAAAATGACATGGTGCTGGATAGGGTATTTTGGGGTGAAGCTTTATTAGTATGGAACAATTTATTAAATAGACTCATGGCATCAACTCCTTTCAGTTTTTCGTAATTACAACATTAATAGACCTCGACCATCATAAACAGAGTCACCATTATCCTCATTTCGGATAGCACGATCCAGTCCCATAATGGTGGCCACTACACCATCAATTTTTTCAGTTGACTTAGCTTTGTCAGGTTTAATATTCCCAGCTGGGTCAGTGCGGATATAGATATTATCCATCATCCAACGCAAGACCGGATGACCGCCATGAGCGATCTTCTTTTCCAGAGTTAATCGCATTAGTTCTTTAGTTGGAGGCGTCATGTCCTTAAATCCCTGGCCAAATGGGACCACGGTGAATCCCATACCTTCAAGATTTTGAACCATTTCGACAGCTCCCCACCGATCGAAGGCAATTTCACGAATGTGATATTTCTTTCCCAGATCATCAATAAAGTGTTCAATGAAGCCATAGTGGACGACATTACCTTCCGTGGTTTGTAGATATCCCTGCTGCTTCCAAATATCGTAGGGGACATGATCACGGCGAACCCGCAAATCAACGTTATCCTCGGGAATCCAGAAGTAAGGTAGCAGGGTGTAACCTTCTGAATCATCTCTAGGAGGAAACACCAGTACAAAAGCCGTAATATCAGTAGTTGATGACAGGTCAAGACCACCATAGCAATCGCGGCCACGTAATTCATCGGGATCAACAGGAAAGGCACAAGCATCCCATTTGTCCATCGGCATCCATCGAACATCTTGCTTCACCCACTGATTTAACCGTAGTTGTCGGAAGGTGTTCTCTTCAGCCGGATTCTCCTTAGCTGAATTATAAGCATCCTTAACCTTCTCCATCTTGACGGTAATACCCAGGGAGGGATTAGCTTTCTTCCAAACTTCAGGACTCGACCAATCTTCATCACGCCCGGCACCGTAAATAACCGGATAAAAACGGGGGTCATGTTTACGGCCCTTCATGATGTCGATTGCTTTTTGATGAACCTGGTAACAGATAGAGTGTTCATCATTACCGGCAGTCGTGATTAAAAAGTAGAGCGGCTGCGTTCGAGCATCGCCGGAACCCTTAGTCATGACGTCGTAGAGTTTACGATTGGGTTGAGTGTGTAATTCATCAAAAATTACTCCTGACACGTTGAAACCGTGCTTGGAATAAGCATCAGCAGATAGGACTTGATAAAAACTATTAGTTGGCTCGTAGATCAGCCGTTTTTGGGAAGCGAGGATCTTACAACGCTTTTTTAAGGCTGGGTTCATCCGCACCATATCAGCGGCGACGTCAAAAACAATGGCGGCCTGCTGGCGATCAGCAGCACAACCATAAACTTCTGCACGTTCTTCACCATCAGCGCAGCAAAGCAGTAGAGCAACAGCCGCCGCCAGTTCTGATTTGCCTTGCTTTTTTGGAATTTCGACGTAAGCAGTATTGAATTGACGATACCCATCAGGTTTTAAGATGCCAAAAATGTCGCGAATAATTTTTTCCTGCCAGTCAATGAGGTCAAAAGGCTTACCCGCCCAGGTTCCCTTGGTATGGCATAGGCATTCGATAAATGAAACTGCAAAATCAGCTGCGTCTTTGTTATAAGTAGAGTCCTTGGCCATGAACCTAGTTGGCTTGTAATCTTTTAGTTTTCGCAAGAGGGCATCACATCCTTTCAATTGTACTAAAAAAGCACTGAGTGTTAACTCAATGCTTGATTGATGATTAATTAAACTTGCCAGTTAATATCAAATTTACGTATCCGGCGCGGTCAGTATTCAAGTAATCGATTAAGTCATGGCAGTTATAGTAGTATGCCAGTCTTTTGACATTTTCCACATCAAACATATTGGCTTCACCAGTGTTGCGGATTTTTAAGACCTGCTGGCGGATTCGGTTACGTTTAGCTAATTCGTCCTTAATTCGATTCATGATTAGTCCCCCTGGTTCTTAAAAGCAGCTGATCCAGTTAAGTTGCGTAACAATACTTTCCGTTGGTCTTTAAACTTGGGACCGATAAATCCTAGGCGTAGCAGGAAACAGCGGAAAGCATATTTTTCATTACTCTCTTCGTGTGGTTCTGACATGATTCGCTGGTGGCTGATGGCATATTGGACCAGCTTGTCGACAAATTGTTGATAAGCCAAAGCATCGTCAAGTTTCACTTCTTTAAACCAATCGAAGGATACCTGTTTTTCATCGACGTTTAAGGGGAGGGCTTCCAGCTGGCAAGCATCCTTAATTAACTGCCCCTTAGCCCAGGTTAGGTGGCGCAGGTTATCAAGAGCCTGATCTGTAAACTTATCTCGCTGGTAGGCTAGGTTCAACTTGATTATTTCAGTAGGGTGGAAGCCTTGCTGTTCAAGATAATCGAGTAAATTGGCCGGGATCTCATCCGGGGATGTTAGGACTCCATCTTTGTTAACAGTGTACTTGCCAATCTGATAAGCGTAGGTAGGTGTGTATTGATATTCGGCCTTTCGATGAGTATAGTCAGCCAGCTTCGTCACCAATTCTTTTCGTTGCTGGCCGTGTACATTAAATTTAATTTCCATCTTCTGTACCTCCTTGTTTGATCACTGTATACATCACTCTAAAGGGTACAGATAGCAAGGAACTTCGACGATTTAAGCCGGCTTCTTTACTTTGCTGTAAAGAATAGTTTTACCATTTCTTTCCACACTAACGTTTTTGCTTGAACCAACCTGTTCAATATAACGTTGCACAATCACATCGCAATATTTAGGATCGAGTTCCATCATGTAACAAATCCGATTAGTTTGCTCGCATGCAATCAGAGTTGAACCGGAACCACCGAATGGATCGAGAACGGTACAGTTGGACATGGTGGAATTCATGATTGGATAGGCTAGTAGTGGGATTGGTTTCATCGTTGGGTGTTCCTTACTCTGCTTTGGGCGATCAAATTCCCAGATGGTGGATTCCTTTCGCCCGGTGTACCATTCGTGTTTGCCATCTTTCTTCCATCCATAGAGTACGGGTTCATGTTGCCACTGATAGGGAGAGCGACCAAGTACTAATGATTGCTTCTTCCAGATACAGCAACCGGATAAATAAAAACCAGCATCTTGGAAAGCACGGCGGAAGTTAAGGCCTTCCGTATCGGCGTGAAATACATAGATGCTGGCATCGTTAGCTATTGCTTGATTCATATTTTGAAAAGCAGCAAGCAGAAACTGGTAGAACTTGTCATCGGCTTGATGATCATTCTTGATCTTGCCAGCTTTGCTAGAGTAATCGACATTGTATGGAGGATCGGTTAATACTAGGTTGACCTTATGATCACCCAGTAATTTCTGGTAGCTTTCTGTTTTAGTAGCGTCACCACATAATAAAGTGTGTTTACCTAAGTGCCATAAGTCACCAGGCTTTGAAAAGGTCGGTTTATCCAATTCGCTATCAACGTCAAAATCATCATCATGCGTATCGTCAGCGGTGCTAAGAAGGTCTGAGATCTCATTCTCGTCAAAGCCAGTTAAGGAAACATCCAAGTCGCTGGCTTGTAAGTCAGTCATTAGCAAGGCCAACTTGTCTTTATCCCAATCACCGCTGATTTTATTGAGGGCAACGTTGAGAGCTTTTTCTTTGTCTTCATTTAAATTAACGACAACACACTCGGCTTCTTTGATCCCTTCATCCTGGAGAATCTTTAACCGCTGGTGTCCGCCAACCACGCGACCAGTTTGCTGGTTCCAGATGATTGGATCAACGTAGCCGAATTCTTTCATTGAGTGTTTTAGCTTTTCGTAGTCAGGATCACCTGGCTTTAAGTCTTTTCGTGGATTGTAATCCGCGGGGATGAGGTCCGTTATTTTCTTCTTAACAAATTTCATTAGTTCATTCCTTTCCGACTTCTTAAGAGTCGTTCCATGACATCATCTTGTGGTGTTGATCCTTGATAAGTCGTGGCATTGTTTTCTTTAACCACTTGAAAAATCTGAAACCATAATTGGCTCGATTGCTTCATGTAGTCACGACTCATGGAAACATATGGTGAAGCAATTGCATTACCAGTGGTAGGGTGGCGAGCGAGAAAACCAAACTTAGAGATACATTCTTCGCACTGGATCCACCGGCTAACGCTAACGGCATATTGTTCAATCAGCTGAGTGTTAACTAGCTTTTCACAACCACGTTCGACCAACCATTCCCAGGTTTCTTTAAAAATATCAGCGGCGTCAAATTCTAAACCATTCTTCTGTTTGGCCTTGAGGTATTTCTTGACTGGCGGCATCACGTGTCCTTCCAGATTAGCTGGTTCAGGCAAATCGATAACAGTTGCTTTTTGACCAGCTTCGAGCTTATCGTGCAGTGATTTAGATTTTCGCCCAGCGCCGACCCGGAATCCGCCACGATTCGTACCATCTTTAGCCAAATCTCTCCCTCCTTCCGGCAGGGGTTAATACCCCGTTTGATTTCGATTTTTTGTACACGAAGGCCCAGGCCCGCTCCCGCGCGAAAAATTTTTTAGGATTTGATGGCCCCCTCCGTGGTTTAGTAATGATATCGACGTGGCTTTTTATGCCAGCGATCATCCATCTGGGCGGTGATGCGGGAGTGGCATGGCTTACATAATGCCATCAGGTTCTTGAACTCGTTGGTGCCGCCGTGTTCCAGAGGCAGAACGTGATGGACCTCGGTGGCTTGGGTATACCTTCCTTGGCTCAGGCACATCTCACAGAAGGGATGGTGGAGCAAGTAGCGTTGACGGATCTTTGGCCAGCCACGATGATAGCGCGGACGACTACGTTTTGGTCGTTGGTAACGATTGTAGTGAGAACTGACTTGCTTAGCATGGACGTCACAATAAGTATTGTGAGTTAGCCGTGGGCAGCCAGGGTAACGACACGGCTTCTTGGGTGAATAAGGCATGACGTTCCTCCTTTCTAATAGCATAAGAAAAGCCCAGCAGTGTAATCTGCCAGGCCCCAATGTTATAAAGCAAATGCCTTTGTCCTAATTTTCTACACTACCATCGTAACATGGATAAGCACTGTGTTTGTTCCCGATTTTACCTTCTTAATGATGGGCACCGTAAAGCAGGAGGGTAAGGTGATCAAGGGCTTGGTTCTTCCGATTGTAGGCGGTGGTCTTTGCGATGAAATACTTGTCCATCAGAATGGCCAGACCTTGATTCATCGACTGGTCAGGAGCACGGTAACAAGCATCGAGGACGAAGCGTTCATCCTTAGACAGCTCTTGCCAGGCTGGTTCAAACCACTTGAAGTATTGTTGGGCTTGTTGGTAACGTTCGTTTAGCTTAGCAGTCTGATTGATGCAATGAATCAATCGGTGCTCAGTTGGGTTGTCCTTGCTGGTGGTCCCCGGAGCAAAGTCATAGTGGGGAGAACTGACACCAATCATCTGTTGCTTAGCTAACTTCAAGTCGTCCTGGTAAGAATCAATGATGAATTGCATTCCATTGTAGTCTTTCAAGGCTGCGACGGTCGCTCGTCGTTTGTCTAAGTAGTTCCACATGATACTCATGCCACAACACTTCCTTTCAGGTTGGCTTTTACTGCGTTGATTAGAGCTAGCTGGGTTTTGTCTTTACGTTTTAAAGCCGCCAGAATGTTTTCGTCAATAGTGCCTTCGGTGATAATGTGGTGAATGACTACTGTCTGACGCTGTCCTTGCCGCCAGAGCCGAGCGTTAGTTTGCTGGTAGAGTTCCAGACTCCAAGTTAATCCATACCAAATCAAGGTGGCACCACCAGCCTGCAGGTTGAGACCATGTCCGGCAGAAGCAGGATGAATCAATGCCAATGGAATATTACCAGCGTTCCAGTCCTGAATGTCTTTAACAGTTTTAATCTCGCGAGCAGTGAATCGTTGCTTGATCTGGGAGAGATCGTGTTTGAACCAGTAAGCAACGAGTACTGGTTTGCCATTCGCAGCTTCAATCAAATCCTCGAGTGCATCGAGTTTTCGCTGGTGAATTTGAACAATCTGCTGCTGGTCGTCGTAGACACAACCATTTGCCATCTGGCAAAGTTTATTCGATAGACTGGCTGCGTTGAGGGCATCGATTTGTTTGCCCTGGGTTGAAACTACTAGCTGGGCGTTAAGCTCATCATAGATAGCCTGCTCACTATCACTCATTTTTACCGGAACGGTGTTCATAGTTAATGGTGGCAGCTTCAAGTAGTCCTTAGACTTCATAGAAATGGTGATGTCATCAATGGCACGGTAGATACTTTGCTCAGCGCCAGGCTTGGGTTTGTAGGTAAACACTTGATACATGTTTCGCTTGTCGGGGTCAAAGTAGTTCATCCGGTAAGATGAGATAAAGCGGCCAAGTCGTTGGCCCATGTCCAGCACGCGGAATTCGGCCCACAGATCCATCAATCCATTGGAGGATGGCGTACCAGTCAAACCAACCACGCGCTTGATTAATGGCCGTACTCGTTTGAGGGCTTTGAAGCGTTGGGAGCGATAAGATTTAAAACTTGATAGCTCATCAATTACCAGCATATCGTAATTAAAGGGTGCGCCGGAGGACTCGATTAGCCACTTTAAGTTTTCCCGATTAATAATGTAAATGTCAACGTTTTGTTGCAGAGCTTTAATGCGTTGTATTTTGGGACCTGTAACGACCGAATAGGTGAGGTCCTTTAAGTGATCCCACTTATTTATTTCTTCAGGCCAGGTTTGTTTAGCAACTCTTAGTGGGGCTACAACTAAGACCCGGTGAACCTTTTCTTCCTGGATGAGCTGCTTGATAGCCGTCAGAGTAATAACGCTTTTACCTAGGCCCATGTCGAGCAGAATGGCAGCAACTGGGTGATCCAGGATAAACTGAGTGGCGTATTGTTGATATTCATGCGGTTTGTATTGCATCAAGCATTCCTCCAATCTGATCAAGCTGATCGCAAACAAAGACTTGGAAACCAAGTTGTTTTAACTGGTTGAGTCTTTGCACTTGCAACGGGCGGGGATGTTTACCAGGAGCCTTCATCTCCACAAAGCCCATGTGACCATCAGGCAGGAGGACCAATCGATCAGGTACTCCGGCCATAGATGGCGAGATGAACTTTAGGCAAAGACCTCCGCGTTGGTGAGTAGCTTTGACAAAAGCAGTTTCGATTTGTTTTTCTAACATTTGTAAAATCCTTTCTAAACGTTGATTTATCAGTGATTCGTCAGGATTAATGACGGTCGTGTCAGTTGATTTACTACTCTTCTCTATACCTCTTTTTTTCTATTTTTATCCCTATATACAAGTAAGGTAAAAGAGTGTCATGACTGTCATTAGGATTGGTAAATACTGATGTATCAAGCTTTTAGAGTTTTAAAGTGTGACAGTCGATGACAGTCAACTGAGAAATTCATCATCATCAACTTTTAATCGCAATCCCTTGATGAAACGACCGTTTTGTTTGTGTTGACGTTGAAAGCCAGCATTTTTGAGGGCCGTGTAAAAGTCAGTTGTGCTGCGGATATATTCACCGATGCCTTGGCAATATTCGCGATACTTTTGATAAAGATCGCCTGACTTTTGTTCATAACTGGGGTTAAGTTCACAATTCTCATTAAGAAAATGTCCTAGCCAATCGTTATCAGCGTGGTAGGCTCGTACCGCTTTGGTTACGGCAGCTGGAGTGGTTAACTGGTAATTTTGCTGAATGGTTCGCTGTGCGCCTTCAATGATCCACTGCAAGACTGCCGGCCCAGCTTTTTCGGTTAGGTACTGGGCGTAATTCTTAATATCATTGCGTTTAGCGATCGTAGCTTTAAAGGGGATCACAATTAACCGTCGCCAGATTCCTTCATCATTACCACCTACGTGGGGCAGGTAATTGGTGTATAGCACGATGGTGTGGCTGGGCGTAAAGGAGAAAGGTTTCATGTATTTCTTTTCGGCATAGATTTCATCGGTTGAACAGAGTTGCTTGACGATGGAAGTGTTCAGTCGCTTACCTTCTTCTAGTTCAGCGGAGATGATTAGCCGCTTGCCCTTTACTTCGGCCATCTCTGGTTTGACGTTTCGCCGGACACCAGTGGTCAAGGCATCAGCTGAGAGGTGACCGGTATAAGTGCCGAGTACATTAGCGATGGTGTTCCAGAAGGTTGACTTACCATTCCTCCCGCTGCCGTAAGCAATAATCAGAGCTTCCAGGTACACCTGACCAATCGCCACCAGACCCACAATTTCTTGGACGTAATTAATCAACGCTTGGTCACCACAGAAGAAAGTAGTGAGTGCTTCTTGCCAGAGTGAAGCTCCTTGACTGCCAGGAACACAGGATGTGGATTTAGTGATTAATTCATCAGCTTGAATTTCTTGCTGACCATGCATCCCTTTCCTTAAATTGAAAGGACCGGTCGGGGTATTCAGCAGAAATGGATTAGCATCAAACTCATTAATCTCTTTGACGAGCTTTGGTCGGGAGTTGGTTAAGATCCCGTTAATACCTCGAGTGCTGCGTTCCTTGAGAATAAAGGCTTCGTAAGCTTTAGCATTTTCGTAATCCTTGAATGCGGCTAGTTGTTCATCATTAAAAGTACGACTAGCTTTTGTTTTACCCATTGCTTGCAGAGCGGATGTCACACCATTTTGCTGAATCTTCTTATAACTATTAGTGACACGAAGCTGAGCATCAGTTAATTGTTTATCGGTAAAGCGCTGGACTTCACCGAGAGCTAAAGGTTCCGATTCCTGCCAAACCTTCCCATCGAACCACATAAAACCTGATTGGTTGGTATAGCAAACCCGCTCTTTGCAGTTGTTGACAAAGACATAAGATTCACCAGTATCCGAGTAATCATCCGGTTGTAGATCGTCATTGGGCTGATTGTATTCTTCAGGTGGAATATAACCTTTTTGACTAGCCATGCGCTGACCAAATTTGGTGGCACTGTGCCAGATGTTTTTTAATTCCTGCTTGCTTAGTGGCGGATCGCACTTGGCAGCTTCCTCTTGAAATGCTTGCTGGGCTTCAGCAGTATTGCCAAGGCGCATAATGATGCGACCAGCAAAGTGAGAGAGGGTTGCATTACGTTGGCCTTCATGAATTTCCCCCACTCCTTGTTGTTCAAAGTAACGTTGGGCCACCATGAACTGGTCCACATTTTGGCTACCATCATGCCAGATGGCTTTAGTACTAGGCACACCAAAGACAAAACGGGCCGCATCAAGCGCATTGTCATCAAAGTAGGGAAAGTATTCTTGAATTTCGTGCTTTAGTTCAGTATAGGTTTTAGCATCCGTAATCTCAGTAATCGGAAAGTAGACATGAAACTTAGGTCGGGGTGCTTTATGGTGCTTGGCTTTCATGTTGTTGCGTGACAAGGTAATGGCGTAGGAAACATCATCGAAATAGTTAGCAATGTTTGCGGGTTTGATCCAAGTAGTCGGATCGTCAGAATGATCATTATCGCAGTCCATGATTAGGCAGTCAGCTTTGATGAAGTTGGCAATGGTGCGTTGGTTATTTTTAAATTGACCACAGACATGGTCATAGTGGACTGCCTGTTCTAATTCCTGTGCATTAGTGATAGCTTGTTGATGAGGATAGATCGTATTGCTAGCCTGACCGAAATTAGCTGCCGTCGATAAAGTAAAATGCATCTTTAGTTAGCCTCCATTTTGTTATTAAAGTAGCGGATATTTTTATTTTTACGTTTGGCTAAGCGGATGAAGTAGCGCATATCATGTGTTGGCTTACCAAATGACCAGGCTTCGGCGCATTTAGTTAGTAGCACAATGTTAATAAAGGCGGCTACTTGAAATTCGCGTGAATGGTGCATGTTAATAAATTGAGGTAGGTAAAGCTGTGGACAAACGGGGATGCCACCATGTTGATAGATAAAACGGCAGTAAGAGCGCACTGTCATGGTACTTTTAGCATCGCTCTTTACTACTTCTGTAAACGGCGCAATGACAAAGATCATTGGTCGGTAGTGTGGATTCAGTTTATCTTGGCGCAGCTTGGTAATTGCTATGGTTGCTTCTGACATAGATTCAGATCCTTTCATTAAATTAGAGAACTAAAAAAGCCCTCACCAATAAGCCAGATGAGGGCAGAAAGTAAACCATTAAAATTAATCTTTTTTATAAAAGTCGCTAACAAAACCAGCAGCGTTGAGGATTAAGCCATTGGCCCAGTCTGGAACTTCGGTCATGAGCTGAACCATGGTGTCAAGTGACCGATTGGAAGGGGCATCAATTACGGCTTCATCGTGAATATGCATTACCACCGTATTCTCAGTAGCTTCTAACCGCCGCATTGCTTCAGCTAGCAGGTCACGACTAGTTGCTTGGACAATGTTTTCTACCAGCTTGGCCCCATAGGTTTCAATTCGATCCCATTTTTTCACGGTGTTGATTCCCATGAAGGTAATCGATTCAGAACCAAAGCGATTGGTGCCGATCTTTGGTTTGGGGTAGCAAAGATAACGTCCCGATCGTAAACGAAGAAACATGCAACCACTGCGATAAATAAATTTCATTCCGTGGGTAGTTTGCGGGAGGTGCGTTTTAATACATTCTTTAGCTGCTTTATCAACGTCCCACCAAAACTGCACAATGTGAGGACTAGCATTACGCCACATTTGAACCAGTGGCGGTAATTCATCATCAGTTAAGACAAGCTTAGTGGCACCCATGGCTTTGAGGGCACCAATGGAACCGCCATAGCCCAGGGCGAGTTCGGCAATTTTACCCTTTTGACGGAGTTCACCATTGATGCCATGTTTGACTACCGGGACACCAAACATCTGACTGGCGGATGCACAGTAGATATCTTCATTTTTGGCAAAGGCTTCTTGTCGCCATTCTTCATTAGATAGCCAGGCAATCACCCGTGCTTCAACCGCTGAGAAGTCAGCTACATAGAAATGATGATTTTTGCTAGGGATGAAAGCAGTACGAATCAATTGTGATAAGACGTCTGGTACGGAATCGTAAAGCATTGCGAGTGCTGTTACGTTGCCTTGTTTAACTAGTTTACGAGCTTCTTCGAGGTCTGGCATCGAATTACGGGGAAGGTTTTGTACTTGTACAAGGCGACCAGCCCATCGACCCGTCCGGTTAGCACCGTAAAATTGCAAAAGGCCATGAACACGACCATCTTGGCACATAGCTTTTTGCATGGCCTGGTACTTTTTGACACTGGATTTAGATAACAGCTGGCGGAGTGCTAATATCTGATGAACTTTACCAGTAGTGGTTTGTAGTAGCTGTGCCACCGATGCTTTGGATAGTGAATCAGTTTTAGCGCCTTGCTGCTGGAGCCAGTCTTTTAGCTGTAATGGAGAGTTAGGATTTGCTAGACCTGTTAATTCTTTAGCAGTTTGTAAGTACTGGTCATGGAAGACGTTTTGACATTTGATCGCATTGTTAACCAGTTGTTGGTCAATCCGGATACCGCGATCATTAATGTCTTGATCCATCCAATAGTTTTCCCATTCATTCTGTGGGACGGGGAAGCATTCGAGCTTCTGGGTGATTTCCATTTCAACCTCGACGTCACGCTTGATTGTATTGCTTAAACTGTTGCCATTTATCAGGAGCATGGTAGGGGAAGTTACGAGTGCGATTTTGATTGGCCTTCGTAGGTTTGCAAGGTGTACAGAAGTAGCGCACAAGCTCTTTACCAGCAGTGATCTTTTGCCGTGGTAACCCTAACACGCTTCCAACATCTCGTAGTGATAATGGCAAGCCGAGAGTGGCAGACCAAACGCGAGAACAATGCCAACCAGTTGGCTTTAAGCGGTGACCAACAAAGCGTGACAGACAGACCCGTTCAAATTGAGCATTAAAAGCACTCTTAATAATGTTGGGATTATCTAGGGCTTCAATAATCTGTGGTGGAATCTTTTCACCCTGGGTTAAGTCCACCACCTTGACGGGGCCAAAGTCGGTAGAATAACCAAAGAGCAAAAGCTCAAAATCATCGCTATCAGCGTATCGATAGACGCCAGTCTGATTTAGGTTGGTGCTGGAATAAGTTTCAATATCAATTGAAATTTGCTTCATCAGGAATCCTTTCTACAAAAAATGGGTAGTCAAAGTCGACTGCCCATCTTTTGGTTTAAGCTAAGAAATCATCGTCATTGCTATCATCAATCGCTGTGAAGTCATCGCTAGCACTAGCATGGCCACCTAGTGGTTCTCCATCACGGATCTTTTGGATGTTACCCAGGCCACAGGCAATTCCACGGTTACCGTTGGTGTTAAAAGCATAGAAGTTAATCGATACTCGGGCATAGCAGCCACTGTAAACTTCATCACGATCAAGGATTGGTTGGACATGCTTGTCCACAATCTGTGGTGCCGTGATCGAATTAGCATTGATAAAGTAACTATCTTGGTAGGCAACATCATCACGTTCCAAATCCCCATCTCGAAGAGGTAGCTTGAGAGTGGCCTTATTAGGCTTCTTACCACCAAACTTTCCAATTCCTTTCTGGATGGCAGCATCGATAGCTTTTTCGATGGCAGTGACCGTCTTTTGATCGGACTTGGGGATGATTAGACTAACTGAATACTTTTCCTTACCACCATTGATAGACTTAGGTTCCCAGATGTTGGCATAAGAGAGACGAGTGTTGATACCGGTAACGACCTTAGTTTGTTGTGACATATTATTTTTCCTCCTTAAATTCATCTTGTGGGTTAGATTTGCTAATACTCTGACGTTGATCGGAATTTGGCACCAGAGTTGGCTTACCCGCAGGTTTAACAATTTCTTGACTAAACAGTTCGGTGAATTTCTTCTTACCGACCTGTTTTTCTAGTTTTGTAATCGGTAATAGCTTCTTTTGGTAAATATCATGGTAGCCATGTTCTTCAGCAATTTTTGCTACGGCAGCTTCATCCTTGTAATGGCGGACAGACCTACCTTCGACTATTTTGTAACCAGGCCACTGCTTACCATTGTTAATGGCTAGGTCAGCGGCATAGTCTTTAATTTCGTGAGCCCAACGATTCAAATCATCGATGTGCTCGAGAACCTCGGTTACCTCACTATCTGTTAGCAAGTTCGGTGACCGTAGTTGAAAGCGGGTGAGCTTGTGATGATAGTCAAAACGTGCTCGCAGTACCGCATTACAAGTGGAAAATTGACACCAAGGACCATAATGGACAGTACCTTTGCCAGTAAAGGCGAGTTCGGCCTTTGTTTTTAATTCGGTATTGGCCCAATGCATTAGTTCTTTAGCATTAATAGTCCAGGTACTGATGTTGGCCATCCGAGGTTGAAAGATTGTCGTTTCAACTTCATCAACGTTGTACAAGTTACCGAACATTTCCAGGGCACCAATGGCATAGAGTTTCATTTGTGGGTTGTTCTTGGCTTCCACTCGGACACCTTTGCCATATTTGAAGTCGATAATGTGGAGCAGGTGATCGGAAACAATCACACAGTCGCCAGTGCCGAAGCCTTCTGGGACATATTTGGAGAAGTCCAGTTTCTGTTCCACACGGATGGTGGCGTCGGGTGCGTATTCTTTAGCTTTGTGATATTGTTCCAGAACATAGCTAGCGTAATCATCGGTTAGGTCTTCCATCTCATCTGATTGGTAATCGGAAGTAGGGCGTTTAAACTCATCACCGAGTAATCGATGGATCTTATATTCTCCCAGTGCGTGGGCAGCCGTTCCTTCAGCAGCTACATTAGAAGTAGTGTGGGGGAAGTATTGCTCTAGTCGTGGGAGTGGTGGAGCACTTAGCCAACGATTAGCACTGGAAGCTGATAATAATGCGTGGTGGGTTGGTGAACTCATTGTCCTAATCCCTCCGCACTGTAGTAAAGATCTTCGTAATCTTTGGGATCCACGTCAGAAAGCTTCTCGGCACCAAACTTATGGAGCAATTCTTTAACTTGGTCGGTATAACCTTCGGCACTCTTCCTTGCCAGCATCTTGCGAACCGTTACTTTGTCTTCAATTGAGTCACACTTTAGTTGCTCATCATCACTTGAAACTTCATTTTCGTTGCTTGATAACAATTGACGGATGGACTGAACGGTTTCTTTGGTTTGGTCGATTTGTTTTTCAAGCTCCTTGAGTTTCAAATCAAGGTCATTCATTACGCTCATAGGAATCATCCTTTACTTCGTTAATTTCTAGTTGCTGAACATCTTTGCCAGGTGTAATCACCATCAGATGGTGTGGTTGACCGAGTAGTAAACGCAGCAGCCGTTCACGGATTGTGATTTGACGCATACTGACAACACCATCTTGTTGGGGATGCTTGGCTACTGAAATAGAAATTTTGTTAGCCATGTCGTCTATCCTTTCTTAGTTAAATTGGTAAGGAATAATTGCCTTACACTTACAGGCCATGGGAAGTGCAAAAGTAAACGATTATTTTTGAAGAATTTTTTTAAGGCGTCGCTTGATGGTTTGCCAACGCTTAGTGATCGCCATCTTGGTCACTCCGTCGTCCTTAGCAATATCTACTTGTTTCATATCATTCCAGAATTTTTTTATGACTAATTTCTGCTGCGCAGGTTTAAGTTGATTGATGCTGTGGTGGAGTTGTTCCATTTCTTCCTTATTAATTACGGATTGATATGGATCAGCATCGTCTTGTACTAAAGCACCGTATGGATCGTAGGCTTCGAGTGAAACGTGACGACGAGTTTCACGGTGATTATCGTTGTACTCGATGCGATTAAGTTCGATGATTTCTTTACCTTCGGCTTCTGTGACCGTGATTTCTTTAATCCCAGTCGGTTGATGTAGCCTGATGCGCATACTGCCATCTTTAGCATCTGAGATTTCCATATTGAGCTGGTGACGGTCGTCGTAGTATTTCTTCATAAAAATTCCTCCTATTGGATCTCCCAAGCGAAGGAATCGAAGGCATATCAAAAGCCACTAACAAGGCAATAAGAAACAGACCTAAACGATAAAATCGCTTGGGTGCTGCAACTTGCCTTACTAGTGGCTTGTTACAGGAAGTTATTCAGTTAGGTACATGCTAGTAAAAGTTGTTGATCGAGCAACACATGCTGTTCAGCCACATAGGTAAACAAGTAATATGCAGATATATAATTAGAAAATTGATATAATTAAAATGTAAAAATATATATCAAATTAAAAATTTTATGAATATTACTCTGTGTAACTGGAGTAAGGAAGTTTAAGTTCTTTACATCTTTTAACCTGTCGTTTCTTTAGTCGATGTCAACAGGAATATCGCTTTACTTTCTTTACTTTTGTTACCTTTTTGAAATTGAAGGTATAGATAATTGAAAAACGAAAATCATGGCAATATGTATTTATGCGGGTGTGTATTATTCTTTTTGCTTTTACAAGCTTTAAAGCCAAATGGAACTGCTAGATCTCATAGGTCTGGTGGTCACGATAAACATTCGGACTCAATCGTGATGAAGGATCTGATTTACACATTTACAGGTAGTTATGACTTTGGGTCTGTGAAAGATACTTCACAATACAAAGAAGGAAAAATTGAAGGAACAATAAATCTTCCCTTCAACAATGGAGCGGTAATAAATGCATTTGAAGCTCTTATACATAAAGACCACTCACTGGTTTTGTCTAGAATGAAGGAATTCACGAACAAACATATTAATCGCGATGTCGGTGGGTGGCTTGTGAGTGCAATCCTGGAGATCATTAGGTGCGACAATACTATTGGAGATAAGTGCTTATTTTATGTAAAAAGTGACAAACAAGCATTAACTAAGGATCAATTGCTAAAGACTGATAAATTTGAGTTAGAACCATTTTTAGTTGGAATACTTTTTTTCATTTTGGTCGAAAGGCAAGGGAAAAATCAGAATGGAATGGCAACTTTAGACCAGTTAGGTCAAAAAAAAAGCTAGAAAACCAAGGAGATTTGATTCTAGGATTGGTCAATCTATGGCTGAAAATATTACTGTGACTGAATGGCATGAAGATAATTATTCAATTAATGAAGAAACTAGACAAAACAAAAAAGCTTCTACGGAAGACTCCGCAGAAGCTGATGTAATAGAAAAGACAAATCAAAGACAGAAAAGCAATGATTCAAAAGAAAAAGATGGACAAACGATGATCAATCATCAAACGAACATAATCCAAAATGGTGACCATAATGTTAATGTAACAAATAACGGAACAATGAATCTTAAATTATAAGGGATGAAAATAATTGAGTAATGATTTAATTCAGAATAATGATATAACCTCTACTAAAATAAGTGGTATGCCGCTTAATCAATTAGAACAAAATGGTCAAAAAAACATCAACATTACAAACAATCAAGGCGGGACTATTAATCTTAATATTCATGATTCGTCATCTCAGAATTATGAAACTGAGGATTTAATGGCTGTTCAGGCATTTAGCAAAGTTTACTATCAATTATTAGTTACGGATGTATTAGTTGGTGGTTCTGCAATAATTCCTGCGAATCGGTCACTGCTTTCCAATATGGTTCCTATCGAAATATTTAATTCATGTTCAGAACTTTCTGATCAAGGAAAGGAAAAATTGGAAACCTTCCCTGCTATTGTTTGTCGAAGGAATACTGAATATTATGGTAAAACTAGTCTTTCACAGTCGGCATGGTATTGCCGTATAACTGGCGTTTTGGTAGAAGAAAATGTAATAAGAGTGCTTTTTCATTCGTTAGGGTCATTTGAACAGAACAAGTTGGGTGACCAGCAAAATGCTTCTTGTTTTGGTATTAATACAGATTGTATGCTGACAGATTTGAATTTAACAGGATGGTATGTGCATAAGATCAATATTTTTAACGCTTTTGACAAGGCTGGCATAACTGTGATGCCGCGTCCTGATTAACTTATTTTGGAGATATAACATGGAAAAACTGAGATCAGAAATCACAAGTGTAGCTATAAGTGATGCTACCTTTAAGAAGAATTCACCGGCAATCCATCCAACGTTTATTAATTATTTCTTTGGCAACAATGGTACAGGAAAATCTACTATTGCCAAAACGATAAAGTCAGGCAATGGGGTGACTTTTAAGTATAGCAACAACCAAAATGATTATGAGATTTTACTATACGACCAAAATTATATTGACGAAAATATCAAAGAATATAATGGACTACCGGGCGTCTTTACCGTGAATAAAAAGAATGCTGACATTGAAAAAGAAATTGCTTCGTTATTAGAAAGGGAAGAACATTGCAAGAAAGAAATTAATGATGCAAATTTAAGCATAGAAGAATTAGAAGGTAAACATAATAAATTAGAAGAACGACTAAAGTCAAAATGCTGGAAAAAGTCAAAATCAATTCGTGAACAATTTGTTAAAACACAAAGCGGATATCGTAGTTCAAAGCAAATTTTCCTTGATGAAGTAAGAAAACATAATGCCAAAGAACATGATTTAAAGCGATTGAGTAAGTTGTATTCGATCGCTTATTCTAAATCTGCACGACCTTATCCAATGTTTAATGAAATTCAAGACATTACTAGTTTAGACAATGTTTCTGGCAATGAAGTATTATCTAAAGTAATTGTAAATTCTTCTAACACGAATTTGGCTGATTTTTTGAAGAAAATAGGTGCAACAGAATGGGCACGACGGGGACATGAGCAATTTCACACAAAAGCGGATGGTAGGTGTCCATATTGTTCCCAACCACTGGATTCGGATTTTGAATCAGAATTTATTAAAAGCTTTGATGAGCAATATGAAAATAGCATACAAGAGTTAAGTGATTTCTTGAAAAGGTATCGTGGAATCGCAAATAATTTATTTATACCATTAGAGAAAAAGCCTGATCCATTATACCCTGCTGTTAAAATAGAAGAATATAATGATAAGCTTCAACTAATTAAGTCAACAATTGCATCGAATATCGAAAAAATTAAATTGAAAATAAAAAAGCCATCAGAAATCGTAGCTTTAGAAGAAGTGACTCCCTTGTTGGAGGGTCTTTCTAAAATAATTGAAAAATTCAATAATTCAATAACTGAGAATAATGAAATTGTAACTTCTCGTAATCAAAAGCGTGAAGAATGTCAGAATGAGGTTTTCGAATACCTAGCTAACATATTAAATGATGATATAGAAGAATTTGATTTAGTCAATAAAGAAATTAATAAAAGCATCCAAAATAAAAAGCATGTGGTGCAAACAGCTCTTGATAGTATAAGTAGCTTTAAGAAGAAAATAGAACGGCTTAATAAGCAAACAGTTGAAACTGAAACGGCAATGAATCATATAAACTTGATGCTTAAAGATTCTGGATTTCAAGGATTTAGACTTGTTCCCAAACAGAAAGTGTCAGGTACACTAACTCGTAATTATGAAATTGTAAGAACTGAATCTGGTCAAGTTGCTAAAAATCTTAGCGAGGGTGAACGTAATTTCATCGCTTTCATGTACTTTTTGCAGCAAGTATATGGAAAAAATAGTACATCCGAAGAAATTAAAAAGAAAATAGTAATCATTGATGATCCAGTAACCAGCATGGACAGTGGGACTATGTTTATTATCGGTTCTGAGATACGTAAATTAATCGAGATTTGTCGAAATAATGTTGATAATCGGGAAGGTTTAGCTTCAGGTGACTTAATTAAACAAATTTTTATTTTTACACATAATGCATTTTTTCAAAGAGATATAACTTATCTTCGTGCGAAAGAATATAAGTATGTTTCGTTTTATTTGATCACAAAGCATGATAATTGTTCAGAAATTAAGCTGTGTGAAAAAATTGATCCAAATTGTCCTACTCAAAAAGTGAATGTTAATCCTATCAAAAATGCCTACACTGCTTTATGGCAGGAATATAAAGAAACAAAAAGTTGTCTTTCATTAATGAATGTTATTCAACGTATTTTAGAGTATTATTTTCTACAAATTTGCGGCTATACAGGTGATGATATACGAAAGAGGGTTTTGATAGACCATAGAGATGAATTTTCAGGCAAAGATGACGGCACAGAACGATATCAACTGGTATCGTCAATGTTAGCTCATGTATCAGCTACTACTTCTGGAATTCATGATGACTTACTTTTTGTTGATAGTGATTCAGATGAGAATATAGATCAGTATAGAAAAATATTTAAATTGATCTTCAGTTGCATGGGACAAGAGCAGCACTTTAATATGATGCTTGAGGAAGCATAATAAAATTATTGTCTAGTTGTAGAGTAATAGTAAAGGATGGAAAGCAATAAATGTTAAAGATTGATACTTCTTGGGATGAACAACCAGTAGATATTACTAGTGAGGCGAACTTTATTTGGTCTATTGCCAATAAGTTACGTGGTACCTACATGCCTGATAAGTATGGAGATGTCATTATTCCGATGACTATTATCAGGAGATTTGAGTGTGCGTTAGAGCCGACAAAAGATAAAGTGTTGGCACAATATGAAGCAATGCCAACATACCCAGCTAGGGCGATGTACAAGATTAGTGGATTTCAATTCTATAACACTAGTAAATTCGATCTGCAAGAATTATGTAATGATCCTGATAATATTAATTCTAATTTCAAATCATATTTAGCTGGCTTTTCGGCAGATGTTCAAGAAATTCTCCGAAATTTAGATATTGAAAGTAACATTGACAAAATGGATAAAGGTGGATGCCTATATAACGTAGTTAAAGCATTCTCTGAGCTTGATTTAAGTGTTGCTAAATTTGATAGCATCAAAATGGGATACATCTTTGAAAATTTAATTGCCCGTTTTTATCAGAACGTTGACGCTGGGCAATTTTACACTGGCCGTGACATCATCCGACTTTGTGTTTCTTTATTACTTGCCGAAGGTAGTGAAGATATTTTAGAAGATAACAAGGTTGTCACTGTTTTGGATCAAGCTTGTGGGACCGGTGGTATGTTATCGACAGCATATACCTATTTAAAGCATTTGAATCCTACTGTTGATGTGCATCTCTTTGGTCAAGAATTAATGGGTCAATCATATGCCGTTGGACTAGCTGAAATGTTAATCAAAGATCAAAATATCGATAATTTTAAACATGCAGATACCCTGAAGGAAGACTGCTTTCCGGATCAAAAAATGCGCTTTGTATTAGAAAACCCACCATTTGGTACTCCTTGGGGTGGGAAAGATGCAAAGCAAGGTCAGGAAGAGTCAGTTAAAGAAGAATATTTAAAAGGGGAGAGTAGCCGTTGGCCGGCAGGCTTGCCTAAGACTAATGATGCCCAATTACTATTTATTCAATCCGCTTTAAGCAAATTAGATGATAACGGGAGAGCGGCTATCATTGAAAATGGTTCATCGCTTTTTACCGGTAATACTGCTTCTGGTGAATCGCAGGTACGTCGTTGGCTGTTGGAAAATGATTATCTAGATACTATTGTGGCGATGCCGACTGACCTTTTCTACAACACAGAGTTAGCAACCTATATTTGGATTCTAAGCAAAAACAAGAGTCAGAAGCGAAAAGGTAAAGTTCAATTTATTGATGCAACGAACATCTATGAAAAACTCAGGAAACCTTTGGGAAAGAAAAAGAACGAGTTTTCAAAAGAAAATCGTGAGCAAATTACTAAGTTATATACGGACTTCGTGGAGAATGATATCTCACAAATTCATGACAATACTGAATTCATTTATCGTGAATACACTGTCATGCAGCCACTGCAACGTAGCTATGCTATTACAGAACAACGTATTGAAAAAATGCTCCCTAATTTGAACAGCTTTTTTGATCCTGTTAAATTCAATGAACTACAGGAGAGCAACAAAAAGCTATCCGCCCGTGATGTAAAGAAGTTAACTAAATTTAAGAAAAACAAGCCAATCTATGATCAATTGATTTCTATTCTCAGGGATAACATTTCAGATAAGATTTATAAATCACCTGAATCTTTTGCACCAGTTGCAGAAAATTTACTTTCAAACATTATTGATAAGAAGTTGCTTAAAAAGGTAGTTGATGGACTATCACAGATGGATAAATCTGCTGAAATTCAAAACGATAAAAAGGGCAATATTATTTATGATAAGGATACTGCTGATACAGAAATCGTTAATATTAAAACTCCAATTGAACAATATATGGCTAAAGAGGTATTACCTTTTATTTCAGATGCAAAAGCCTTTTTTGAAGAAGATTTGGGTAAAAAGAAACCCGTTATTAAAACAGGTGCGGAGATCCCATTTACTAGATACTTCTATAGATATCAGATGCCACAGTCTGTAGAGAAGCTACAAAATATGATTGATAATTTGGAACAATCAATTTCTGTGGAGATGAATAATTTGTTTGATAAAACAGGTGATGCAAATGCAAGTAAATAAAGATAGTGGGATAAAATGGGTTGGTGAAATCCCAGATAATTGGGATTCTGTCCCGATTTATTATGTATCCCAGGAAGTAAGAAAGAAAAATAATAATATTTCCCAAAAAGTAGCACTGAAGTTTACGTATGGGACTATCGTTAGGAAAAAGAACTTTAGTATTGAAGAAGATTCATCTTTAAGAAAAACTATTGAAAATTATAAGGTTGTAAAACCTAAAGATATAGTTATCAATGGATTAAATTTGAATTTTGATTTTGTTACTCAACGAGTAGGTTTTGTAACTTTCCCAGGTGCCATTACTTCAGCATATATAGTTATTAGAGCGAAGAATAATATTAATGAGAAGTATTTATTATATTTGCTAAAAAGTTATGATTCAGTAAAAGCATTCCACAATATGGGGGGAGGGGTAAGAAAGATACTAAATTTTAGTATACTATCAAAGATAAAAATTCCTTTCCCACCAATGAAGGAGCAAAAGAGAATTACCGATTTTCTCGATAAAAAATGTGGCAAAATTGATAAACTTTTGTCTCAGATTAATGATGAGATTGATACATTGAAGAAATATCAGCACAGTCTCATTATCCGTGTGGTAACAAAAGGATTAGATTCAAATGTACCAACGAAAGATAGTGGTATTGAGTGGATAGGTACAATGCCCGAAAAATGGAATGTTGTTAAGGGTAAATTTATTTTAACCCTGCTGGATAGACCAACTAAAAAAGATGATGAGGTAATTACTTGTTTTCGTGATGGACAAGTAACTCTTAGAAAAAAACGGCGTACTGATGGTTTCACTATATCAACAAAAGAAATTGGCTACCAAGGAGTAGACGTTGGAGATCTAGTAGTGCACGCTATGGATGGATTTGCTGGAGCAATTGGAATTTCTGATTCGCGTGGAAAGGCTTCACCTGTGTTGAACGTTATGGACTCATCTGAAAACAAAAACTATTTGAAATATTATTTAAGGTGTTGTGCATATCTAGGAGTTTTCAATGCATTAGCAAAGGGAATTAGAGTACGAACTGCTGACACTAGGTGGTCAACTCTTGCTAATTTAAAATTTCCACTGCCTACTAAGAATGAGCAAAAAGATATTTCTGACTATCTAGACCAAAAATGTGCTGAAATTAGAGCATTAATTAACGAAAAGAATAGACAATTAGACTTGCTTACAAAGTACAAAAATTCACTTATTTTCGAATATGTAACTGGTAAGAAACAAGTACCACAAATATGAGGATGATTAATGATGCGGGGACAAATAAATGAACGATATGAATATCAACAAGAAATAATTAATCACTTGGTTGAAGAAGATGGATATGTCGAAAGGGATCATAGTAACTTTGATAAAAAGTTTGCTATGGATCCAGAATTACTTTTTCAATTTCTAAAGGATACTCAGCCAGAAAAATTAGAAGAATTAACTAAGCAATTCAAAGAGGATACTGAAGAGACAATTATAAATACTATCAATAAATGTATTCTTAGTAAGAAAGGAAGTCTGCTTTCTGCATTAAAACATGGTGTTGATGTTAACAATCAACATTTGACTTTGCTCTATAGTAAACCAGCTACTAACTTTAATCCTCAGCTTTCAAAACTATATTCCGAAAATATCTTTTCGGTAATGCAAGAAGTATATGCTGATAAAGAAAACAAAGAACGAATTGATCTCGTGATCTTCATAAATGGTTTTGCCACAATTAGTTTTGAACTAAAAAGCAATAGTCAAGGGCAAAATTATGAAGATGCAATCAGGCAATACCGTACAACTCGAGATCCAAAGGATCGTTTGTTTCTCTTCAAAGCAGGTTGCCTAGTAAATTTTGCTATGGACACTGAAGAGGTTTACATGACTACCCAGCTGGCAAATGAAAAAACATTCTTTATGCCTTTCAATATGGGCAAGGGAGAAGGTGTAAATTCTGGTGCTGGGAATCCACAGTTTCCTGACAAATATAGTGTTTCTTATATGTGGGAAGATATCCTTAAAAAAGAAACTTTAGTTGAATTGATTACTAAATTTATCTTTATTGAGACCAAGGAAAATAGAGATCCACTAACTGGAAAGAGAAAGGTACGCCAGCAATTAATTTTTCCAAGATACCATCAGTTGGATGTGATCCGCAAAACTTTAGCTGATTTGAAGATCAATAAGACATCCCAGAATTATTTAATTCAGCACTCAGCAGGGTCAGGAAAAACGAATTCTATCGCTTGGCTTGCACATAGATTAGCTAGTCTTCATGACAATGATAATCAGATTATTTTTGACAATGTCATCATTATGACGGATAGGGTGGTCGTTGATCGGCAGTTGCAAAAAGCAATAATGGGTATTGAACACAAAGCGGGCCTTATTCGTGTCATGGATGATAGATGCACGTCTGAGGACCTTAAGCTAGCATTGGAAAGCAACACTAAAATTGTGGTTACTACAATCCAAAAATTCCCATATGTAGTCGACTTGATTAAAGATGATAGTAATTCATCTGATGTTGCACTGAAAGATAAGAAGTTCGCTGTTATTATTGATGAAGCGCACTCATCAACTGCTGGCAAAGATATGATGGCCGTAACCGAAGCCTTATCCTCATCCGACAAATTTTATGAGCAAGATGTTCAAGATCAATTAGTACAAGAAATAGAAAGTTCGGGAAAACAAAAGAATGTAAGTATGTTTGCCTTTACAGCAACACCTAAACCGACTACTCTTCGTCTTTTTGGGCGTTTAGATAAACATGGAAATTATCGAGCATTCCATTTATATAGTATGAAGCAGGCTATTGAAGAAGGATTTATTCTGGATGTTTTAGCTAATTACACAACATACCAAACGTACTATGAACTTAATAAAGAGATTGCTGATGACCCAGAATTAAAGACAGCTGATGCCAAACGACAAATAGCTCAGCAAATAGATTTAGATGATCAAAATATTGCTCAACGAACAAAAATTATTATTGACCATTTTAGAGAACATGTGATGTCAGAATTAGGTAATCAAGCTAAAGCAATGGTTATTATGTCGTCTCGTAAAGCAGCAGTTAAGTATCGACAAGCATTTGAAAATTATATTAACGACCATCATTATGATGATATGGGGATGCTTGTTGCATTTTCGGGTAAGGTTAACTCAGATGACAATAAAGAAGAATTTACAGAAGCTTCGATGAATGGCTTACCAGAAGATCGTACGGCTAAAGAGTTTAATAAATCCGGATATCGTTTCTTGTTAGTGGCTAATAAATATCAAGTAGGATTTGACCAGCCTAAGTTATCTGCTATGTACGTCATAAAAAAATTGCGCGGAGTTAATGCAGTACAAACCCTTTCTCGCTTAAATCGTATCTGCCCGCCATATGAAAAGACTCCATTTGTGTTGGATTTTGTTAATGACTATAAGGATATTGAGGCCGCTTTTGCTCCTTATTACACTACTACTTTATTAGCGGATACGGTTAATCCGCAATTAGTTTATAACTTAGTAGAGAAAATTGACGGATTTTATATAATTGATCCGCAAAATGTTGAGGGTGCAAATATTATTCTTCATAAAGCAAAAATTCAAAGTCGAGATAAGAAAAACCTTAATTTCTACTTTGGCGCTACGGAAAAGAAGATAGAAGAATTAGACGAAAATTCTCAACGTGAAGTTTTGACTACATTAAAGCATTTTGTGCGCTGTTATGAATTCCTTTTGCAAGTATCTAGCCTTAAAGATGAAGAATTACAGAAATTATATAATTATGTATCTTATTTAATGAAGTACGTAAATATTAGTCGACCAGGACAGGGATATGACCTGACTGGGAAAATAAAAGCCAGCAAGTTTACTCAGAAAAAGACAGGTCAACATGTAGTAGGCACGAAACGATCAAATCCAGTGGTAAAGCTGCCGATGGCGGATGATGTTGTGCTTAGTGAGGATAAAAAGAAAAAACTATCCGCAATTATTGAAGAAATTAATCAGACCACTGGATCTAATTTTGATAAGGACGTTGCTGTTAAATCCATGCTTCAAATTAGGGATCTAATGATGAAGTCAGATAACTTAAGGAGCAGTGCCGAAAATAATAATGAGCATGACTTTGAACTATCTTACTTTGATCATATTGACGATATGTTGATTGAGGGGCTTGAACACAATAAAGACTTTTTCACTTTGCTGCTTAATAATAATGATATTAAGAAGGAAGTTTTGGGGACTTTTGCTGAGGAAATATACAAGTCACTACGTGAAAGCAAGGTTAAACAATAATGAATGAAATTATGCATCCAATTGAAAATAGAGATGATTTAGTCCAGATAGTTGAGCCAGATATAGAGGCCATTGCAGAAGCCATTAAGTCGGATGATGAAGAGAAAATGAAGAGCATTCATATAAAGATCGATGGCAAGTACTCAACATATATACCAGGATTTGGGAAAAGTATGTATGGGTACAGTCATGCTGACGGCTTTTCTTATAATTATCTGGGGAAAGAATCGTATCTTAGCAACTTATGTATCATGAAGGGAAGACTAGAAGGGTACCTTTGCAGTTTTCCAACTCCTCAAAATTCAAAGATATCACAGGATATTAGTGTGAATGTACCTGTTTCAAATTCCAATGACATTAATATAAATCTTTCATTTAAGGATGCTAGGAAGCAAATAGAGGAAATGCCAGGGTTAAATGAGGCCGAGACCGAAGAACTGAAGGCAAAAATTGATGAGCTAGAACAAATAAATAATGAGAAAATATCAAAAAAGAAAAAATGGGAAAAGGTAAAACCTATCATTTCTTTTGTATTGGATAAAGGGGCAGATGTTGCAATTACAATTATGGGGTTAATACTTCAAATGAAACTTGGCATTTAGGTTTCCGCAAACATCTTAAATCATTTTTTAGAATTTATGCGTTCCCGCAAATCACTAATAATTTGGAAATTGCTACTCATCTCAAAAGCAAGGCAATACTTGGCATTATGCAATTGAGTTAACAAATACAATGTTTTGGATTAAGCAAAGATAATTGGTGAGCGAAGCGGTTATTCGGTAATGTGTAATTGACCACAACAGCTCGTGGCATGTTGAATCCGTAACCGTGCTTGAACGCGACTAACAGGAGCGTGAAAGCTTAGAAACGCTCCCTGCGATAGGTGTCCAGGAACGAGGAGTGAGAGCGACAAGTGATTGGCTAAAACCGAACCGCTGAGAGAGTGACGGTAGTAGAGAGGAATTAAAACTTATTAGACAGAAAAGTGGGCCAATTCCCTGGAGTGATGGAATTGACCCACTTTTACTATCTTCTTTTATAAACGTCATTTCTTTTTCCAGCCTTTACGACAACGACGGTAAAAATCTCATCTTGGATGTCAGCAATTATCCGATAGCTTCCCACACGGTATCGCCAAAGTGTGCCGAAGTCTCCTTCCAGTGCTTTACCCCAGACACGCGGGTTATTGCTCCCCTCGATATGTGAGTCGAGCCATTTAATGATTCGGAGTTGCACAGGTTTATCAAGATTCTTTTTGAAATCTTTAAAGGCTTTTTGATTGAAATTCCACGTATATTTCATTGCTAAAGCCCTAGCTGTTTCATCACGTCGTCTCGACTTACAGTTTGACCCTGTGATGCGCGGATGTTATTAACGGCATCTTGATAATCCAGACTATCTTCCAGCTTTTCTAGGACAGCCTTTCGCATGTAGTCAGTAGGGGTTTCACCATCTAGCTCTGCCTGCTTATGGATTAAATTAAGTACATTAGTATCAAAACGGATGGTAGTTGACTTGGTAGAAGTTGCCATTGGTGGATCCTCCTTAAAATAGTTTATTTAGATTATAGCACATCAGAATGCAAATGCGTTCTAATGTGCTTGAGTAATATTAATAGAGGTCGAAACATTGATTACAATCTGTATTTGCAAAGCTCATGGTTATTTCTTAATATTAAAATGAATAAGTATAGATGAATGGGGAAGGCACAATGGCTAATCGACAAATTAATATTGAAAATCTGACAATGAAGGAAATCTTGAAGGCGATGCACCGCTTGGGTGGTCAGGTGACCCGCAAAGATATTCGGCAGGAAATTCGTGATAATTCAGATGCAATTTCGGAAAAGACTGTTGATGAGGTTAAAATTTTAAAGAAGAGTGGGGAACAGTATCAGCCGTTTGCCTATACCTCAAACTTTGCAGTTAAGTACCTGATTGCTACAGGTTATATTCATACGGATGACAATCACGTTTTAGAGTTGTCCGAAAAAGGACGGAATGTAGACCTAGCGAATTTTAATGCAGCTAGGGATGTTCGTCCGTTTATAAATAAGGTTTCAGGAAACACTAAGGTTCAAAAGGATGTTGTCACTGAAGTAGAAGATGAAACGGCGGAGGATAGTGTAGAAGATTCATGGCGCAAGCAACTTCTTGACGCTTTGCAGAATATGAACCCCAAGAAGTTTGAGCTATTTTGTCGTGGCTTGTTGAAGAGGATGGGAATCGATGTTGATGATAACATTGGTACTCCGTATGTTGCTGATGGAGGTCTCGACGGGTTTGGCTACGTCCGTTCAGACGACTATCGAACAACCCGGGTAGCATTACAGGCAAAGCGTTGGCAGGGCAAAGTTTCAGCGCCAGAAATTGATAAGTTCCGTGGCGCGATGGATAAGTATAATGCTGAGTTTGGAATTTTCATCACGAATTCGGAATTTACGCGGGACGCCGTGAAGACGGCGCGACAAGGTACCCGGATTATTACGCTGATTAACGGTGATGAGATTTGTAACTTGGTTGCTAAGTATAATTACTATGTCGAACCGGTGACGACTTACCGGTTAAAGAGTTTTTATTTGGAGAAGGATTAGAATCATTTTGGAGGAGTAGTCAATGGGCAAGGAACGGCGGATTTTAATTTGGACAATCACGGCAGTTATGTTGCTGCTGTTTAGTGAAATTTGGATCAAAAACGAGGCAACTAGTCATGTTGTTAACATAATTGGGTCACTGGTTATGATGAGAGTGTTTATGAAAGCTTTTAAGAATGAGGGCAAAAAAGTGACCTTTTGGCTGACTATCGCTGTGGTTGCATTTATGGTAGATATTTTACTCAATTTGATTCTGTTATCGATTTAGGGGGATATTCATGAATAAGGAAATTGAAATTCAGAAGAAAGCCGAAGAACTGCTAAATATTGGTGCTCAGGCTTATCGGGAAAGCGATTATGATAAGGCAGAAAAATGCTATCGGCAATCTGCAGACCTAGGTCACCCACAAGCGGCTTGTAATCTCGGCTATATTTACGCTTATGGTCGGACTGGGAACCGTGACCCTGAAAATGCTTTTTATTGCTTTAACCTGGCTTCTATCAATGGCAATGCAAATGCTTCCTACAAGGTTGGGGGATGCCTATTACTGGGGAAATTTTGTTCAAAAGCAGCCGCTGCTGGCATACCGGTATTACCAGCAGGCGGAATCCCAGCTAGCATATGATGATAGCGATAATGATAATGATATTAAAGCGGATATCTATTATCGCTTGGCTTTATGTCTATTTAATGGAATTGGAACGTCAAGAGATATTTTTGCAGCCCTATCATACATTAACGAAGCACTTACTTACTCATATTACGATCGTACCCATGATAAATTTAACTGGCAATCACTGGCCAAAAAGATTGAGGATTTGCGCTCCGCAATTGTTAACGAATTTGATAATGAAATTGCCGATGGAATTCAATTAGATTGAATGAGTATGGAAAAAGTTTATCATGCTTCAAGCAATTTATATGCTGTTTGCAAATGGCGTACATTAGATTTTCAGAAACTTGTGAGGCCGAAGGAGTATTCGGTATAATTAATAGCGGCAAAATATTTTAAAATCAAAATGCATTGGGGGAACTTTGTGATTATGCACAACACAACACAACACAACACAACACAACACAACACAACACAACACAACACAACACAACACAACACAACACAACACAACACACGTTAATTATTTAAGACAACGTCTTTTTGTCAAGCAATTTGCACAGAGTTTACTGAGTTTTAAGGAGTTAGTAGACTCTTTTTGTGTGTCTGCATCACTGAAAGGTGGTGTTGAGTTTGCTTAGGGATAGCGAAAAGTTTAACCAGAATGTTCAGCCTAATTCAGCATTCCTAAGTGAACTTAAGGAAAAGCTGCCAGAATTTTTTACTAAAGATGGGTCTTTTGATTTAGATAAATTCAAGTCTCAACTGAAGGATAAGAATATTAATGAACTTAGCGAAGGTTACCAGCTGAATTTCATTGGTAAAGATTATGCCCGGCGGCAAGCGGGTGAAATGCCGACGAGTGTGATTGTACCGGATGAGGAACAGAATAACGGTGAGGGGAAGAACAGTAAGAACCTATTCTTTACTGGTGACAACCTTGAAGTATTGCGGCACCTGCAAACATCGTACGCCAACAAGATTGATGTAATTTATATTGATCCCCCATATAACACGGGGAGCGATGGATTCGTTTATCCTGATTCTTTTGAATATAGTGATGACCAATTAAAGGATATGTTTGGAATAACTGATGAGCAAGTTGAACGTATGAAAAGTATTCAGGGTAAAGCCAGTCACTCGGCTTGGCTTACATTTATGTATCCTAGACTTGTCCTGGCTAAGAGAATATTATCTGATCAAGGAACAATATTCATTTCAATCGATGATAATGAATTGTCTAACTTAAAAGAAATATGCGATGAAATATTTGGGGAAGACAATTTTGTTAGTAACATAATTTGGAATTCAAGGAAATCCGTTTCTAATGACGCTATTATTTCGTTAAATCATAATAGTACTCTCGTATACTCAAAAAACTTTAAGATCTTTAATGATAATAAAGGTAACTTCAAGCTTCCTTTGTCCAAGAATGGTTTTAGTAATCCGGACAATGATTTAAGAGGAGTATGGAAGGCAGATCCATTTGATTCTCCCGGAATTCGTCCTAACTTGACTTACGAAATTGAAAACCCAAATACACACAAAAAGTTTCTGCCTCCGAAAGGAAGATGCTGGCGGACTGGTCCTAATGAGTATGAAGATCTGCTAAGGGATAATAGAATAATTTTTGGAAAAAATGGCACATCGAAGCCACAATTAAAGCGATTTTATTTTGAAGTGATGGATAAAGGTCAAACTGCAAAATCTATATGGGAAGATGTTGGAACATCAACTGACGGGACTAAAGAGATTCAAAGTCTTTTTAATGAAAAAATATTTAGTACCCCTAAACCAACTTCTTTTATCAAGAAAATAGTTGCACTTAGTACTAGTAGTGGCTACGAAACAATCTTAGACTTCTTTGCCGGCTCATCCACTACTGCTGATGCTGTGATGCAACTTAATGCAGAAGATGGTGGTCATCGCAAGTTCATCATGGTTCAACTACCAGAAAAGACCTACCACACAAATAGCGATGGCAAAGAAATCCCAACTAAGGGTGGTAAGGCAGCATACGATGCAGGCTTTCGTTCCATTGACGAAATTTCTCGTGAACGAATCCGTCGTGCTGCCAAGAAGATTAAAGCGGACAACGATTTAACCCTTCCTGAGGACTTTAACGGGAGTTTCAAGCATTATCGTGTAGTGAAGCCGACTAAGCAAACTCTTGAGGATATTGATGACTTTGATCCAAATAATACTAATCTTTTTACCAACATGGTGGAAGGCTTTTCCAGTGCCAGCCTGAATGTCTCAGGCTGTGCTAGGGGTGAGCAAACCATCTTAACAACCTGGCTTGCTCAAGATGGCTATTCCTTCGATACCGATATTCAAACACTACATTTTGGCAATTATCAGGCACACCTAGTCGATAGTCGCCTTTACCTAATTAATGAAGGTTGGAGAGCCAATCAGACCAAGGAATTACTCAATCAACTAGGTACCCACCAGCTGGAAGTACAGAGTGTCGTTATCTTTGGCTATTCCTTTAATGTTGCAGAAATGCGTGAATTAGAAAATGGCTTAAAGCAGTTAGACAGTAAAGTTAATTTAATCAAGAGGTACTAATGCTATGAAGATTAAACTAGAGACTTTACAACACCAAACTGACGCATTAGCTGCGATTGATAAAGCTTTTCCCGGCATGGATACCATGTCCAATGATCCGAATGCTAACTATATTTATGCCAATCCTTTAATCAGGTACCGTCACAACGATAAAGCCAATATTGATATCAAGATGGAGACTGGTACCGGTAAGACTTATGTTTATACCCGGATGATGTATGAGCTCCATCAAAAGTATAAACTATTTAAGTTTGTTATTGCTGTTCCCAGTCCAAGTATTAAGGAAGGTACCCGTAACTTCATTACCAGTGACTACGCTAAGCAGTACTTTAGTGAATTCTATGAAAATACCCGAGTTCAACTGAACGTTATTAACGCGGGTGATTTTAGTGCGCGCTCAGGGCGACGAAACTTCCCAGCTCAATTATCCGAATTTGTGGAAGCCACACGGCAGAATGCTAATCAAATTGAAGTGTTACTGGTTAACCAGGGGATGCTGCACTCTAAGTCGATGTACCGCGATGATTATGATCAAACCTTACTAGGTGGGGAAACTTCACCAATTAAAGCCATTGCTGCAACCCGGCCAGTGGTAATCATGGATGAACCCCAACGTTTCCCACGCGGGAAGAAGTTCTATGAAGATATCAAGGAGATGAAGCCACAGCTGATTGTGCGCTTTGGTGCAACTTTCCCAGAAACAACAACTGGGCGTGGCAAAAATAAAGTTACAAAAGTCGATTATTACCGTGGTGAACCACAGTTCAATCTCGATGCTGTTGATAGTTTTAACCAAGGCCTAGTCAAGGGAATTGATATTGACTACCCAGATATGCCGGAAGAGCAGGCAAACAACTTGTATAAGGTTAAGCAGGCTAAGGCAAAAGAGCTGATTCTTGCTAAGGGTAAGAAGGAATACTCTTTAAGCGTTGGCGAAAATCTCGCTGATGTTGATGCAGGTTTTGAAGGTAATATTACTTACGCAGGTGGAACTGATCGAGAGTTATCTAATGGACTAGCTTTATCAAAAGACATGAAGCTCATTCCTGATACTTTTGCCCAAAATTACCAGGATGAAATCATCTCACAGGCGTTGGATTGCCATTTTGATGCAGAAGAGAAAAACTTCTTACGGCCAAACTCAGGAGTCAATCCACCAAAAATCAAAACTCTATCGTTATTTTTTATCGATAGTATTTCTAGCTTCCGTGGAGAAAACAACAGCAAAGGTTGGTTGGCTCAGCACTTTGAAAGAATCTTAATTGAGAAGCTCAAGAAACGAATTGATCATTATGAATTAACCGTAGATGATCGTGAACAAGAATATCGCTCATTCTTACAAGCAACCTTAAAGAGCCTTCAGTCCGAACATCAGGACGTCTATGCGGGCTACTTCAGTGAGGATCGTGGCAGCTCAGACGCTGATATTCAGGCTGAAGTGGAAGACATTTTAAGCAACAAGGAAAAACTACTGAGCTTTAAAGATAAAGATGGTAATTGGCTGACTCGGCGCTTCCTCTTTTCCAAGTGGACGCTGCGGGAAGGCTGGGACAACCCAAACGTCTTCACGATCGCCAAACTGCGGACTTCAGGTTCAGAAATCAGTAAGATTCAAGAAGTCGGTCGTGGTTTGCGGCTGCCCGTTGATGAAACTGGTCATCGCCTAAATCAGGATGAATGGCCGAGCCGTCTTTCTTTCTTAATTGGTTATGATGAGCGTGATTTTGCTCAAAAATTAGTCGGTGAAATTAATGCTGACTCTCCAATTCAATTAAACCAAGAAGAACTAACTGGCGACATGATTAAGTTAATTGTTAAGGCTAAGCAACAAACTGATCCTAAATTTGATGCGGATCAGTTACTTGACGATCTTGATGAGCATAACGTTATTACCCGGTCCAACAAGTTCAAAAACAATGTCGAATTGGATGGACAAACTATGTCAGGTTATGACGCTTTGTGTCAACTTTATCCAGAACTTGAACAGCAAAGCAAGGTTGCCAAAGATAAGGTTCGAGATAAAAATTCGAAAGATAGTACAACCGTTAAGTTACGCAAGCAAAATTGGCAACAATTGAAGAACTTATGGTTGCAGTTATCTAAACGCCAAATGATCAAGTTTGATCCGTCGGTCAACCAGGATGCTGAAACAGTTGCTCGCAATGTTTTCAATGACAGTGACAATAAAGTATTTGTTTTGCAGCGTCCACAAATGGTTCATCAAGAAGTTGATACTACTAGTGGCAATGCTGCTGTCAAAGAGACGCAAGCGGATTATAGTGCTGAATATTTGACCATGAACTATGGCAAATTTCTCAAAACCTTGGCCAAGCAAACTGACTTGCCAGTTAATTTGCTGAATAACCTGATGATTAAGGCAATTAAGAGGCTGAGAAATAATACCAATTATATTAATGAGAAGACCCTCGGCAACCTGATTCGAACTTTTAACAATCAAATCAATGAGCGAATTAAGACTTCATATAGTTACGAACCACTAGCTTTTTCGGCATCAACTTCGATTTACAATGCTAAAAAGCATGAATTTGTGGATTCAGTACCAGCTAGTGTGTTGGGTGTTTATCAGTCTAACTCTACTTCTGATGAGAAGTATTTATATGATCGACCACCGCTGCGTTACGACAGTGCTGATCCAGAATTAAAGATATTAAATCGATCGTATGGTCCTAAGATTAGTGTTTTTGGGAAGCTGCCCAAAAGAGCTATTAAAATTCCACGTTTTGATAATGGAACAACGACACCGGACTTCATCTTTAAGATTGAGCATGGTAACAAGCCGATTTACTTAGTGATTGAAACTAAAGCGGGAAACATGCGTCTAGGTGACGAAGAGATTCATATTATTCAACAAAAGTATTTTGATCATCTTAAGGAGTCAGGGGTTTATTACCGGATGGCAACTAGCGAACAAGAAGTGCATGACTTAATTAATAAATTGGAAAATGGGGAGCTAAGTTGAGATGTTGTCGCTAATTGAATTAGCTAAAAAGGAAAAGTTAGAGAAAACTGGTGCCAAGCCCAAGTTGCCAATTAAGATTGACGGGGTTAGCTCAGAAACGTTGGATGTTTATCGGATTCCACTAGAGTATGTTTATTACAATGATAAGAATGGCCGGATTGCAACTGGAATCTCGCAGTATCGTGAGAAACTACATCCAGCAAATGATCGGGAAAACCCGCAATATAATAATTTTGTTGCTAAGTTGATAGAGCAAGTAAGCTTCCTTACATTGAAGAATATTAGAAATAATGAGGCAATGCATGAAGGCATAATTGTAGTTGGCGGTATGAAACGAGCTAAAGTTGATTCTAGGTTAGGGGATATCCCTTATTTCTATTTGAATGAATTAAGTAAAGAGAATATTGATAATGGGACATATGTTAAAAATACTAAATGGAATCAAGATATTTAA